CCCCCGCCCCGCCTTTACTCCCCACTCCTCTCTGAGGAATCGGGCAGATACCCAAGCGGCCAACGGGGGCAGACTGTAAATCTGCTGGCTTTGCCTACGCTGGTTCGAATCCAGCTCTGCCCACCACCTTCGTAAAACAAGGGATTCAGAGAGAATCCCCCACTCAAGTTGACACCCCTACCAGGGGCATGCATGACAAAAGCATGACAGAATTGGGGATGACACCCCAAAAAAAGGGTCAGCCCTTCGCACGTGTGAAGCACGGCAGTGCCGTGGTCCCAATCTACAAGGGTAAGGTGCACAAGTGGGTCCGTTACACCGTGGCATTTCACATGAATGGCAAGCGGGTCCGACGCACCTTCGGGTCACTCGAAAAAGCCAAGACCGAGGCCCAACTCATTGCTCGTAAGATCCAGGAAGGTTTATCTGCTACCAATGATCTGCGCCCTCAGGAAAGAGAAGCTTTCTTGACTGCCCGAAGTATGCTCTCGCAACGCGATCTTCCCCTGCTACCGGTCATTGAGGAGTATCTGCAATGTCGCCAACGCCTTGGTGACGTCCCCTTGCTCTCGGCTGTGGAAGAGTTTCTTCGTCGCACCAATGGGGTCAAAATGGGGCGAACCGTTCCTGAGATCATCCCCGAATTCTTCCAAGCCAAAACACAGGATCAGGCAAGTAAACGGTATCTCGACCAACTCAAACACGCCCTCAATCGGTTTGCCGAAGCCTTCCCTGGCGAGATTCTGGCGATTCAGACCAATGACATCGACAAGTGGCTCCGAGGAATGAAGGTCTCCCCTGTCACCCGCAATGGGATGCTACGAATGATCAAGGTCTTCTTTTCGTTCGCCAAATCCCGCGCTTACCTGCCCAAGTCCGAGGCCACCGCAGTGGAACTGCTTTCCAAAGTGAAAGAGGGTGAAACCAAAACCGAGATCTTCACGCCTGAGCAAATGGAGCGCCTTTTGAGCAACGCCCCCGCTCACTTGATCCCGATCTATGCGATTGGAGGGTTTGCTGGACTGCGCACGGCGGAAATTGGACGGCTCTCATGGACGTCGGTCAACTTGGATCGCCGTATCATCGAGTTACGGGCCGGACAGGCTAAAACAGCATCCCGTCGAATCGTGCCGATCTCAGATAACCTGGCATCTTGGCTCGATCAGTTGCCCAGAGAAGGGATGATTGTGCCTGATGAGGATCGATTCAGACAAGCAACGGCATTCGCAAAGAAACTGGACCTCGCATGGCCCCACAATGTCCTTCGCCACTCTTACATTAGCTATAGGCTGGCTCACATTCAAAATGCCAATCAGGTGGCTCTGGAGGCCGGAAACTCGCCAACCATCATCTTCAAACACTATCGGGAACTCGTCAGTCTTGAATCCGCAGAACAATGGTTTGCCATCAAGCCGCCAGTAGACTGGAAACCATCGCGACCCAATTGGTGCCGCCAGAAGCGGGTTTTCCTGTCGGATTAGACCCATGTGAATAGGCTGCTGTGGTGACGGCAAATCACCTCCGGAACCAGGATGACCGACGTTCCCCGCTGATCCAATTGCCAGACGAACACCCAATCATGAGCCGCTGCCCTGCGGCTTTGATAAATCCATTCAGTGCCGAACCTCACCTCCGCAGCCAAGTCCTTTGCGACCATTAGGCAGCCGGTGCCCGTGAACTGGACGGGCGTCGGGGCCTCAGGCAACTCTATCAGGTGACTCACCTTCCTGCCCAGGTTGGCCGCAATCCAATGATCAGGCTCGTGTCGGGAACGGTAGCAACCGCCCACCGCGGCTCGCGGCGTCTTCTCGGCCTGGAGCAGTTCTCGCAACAACACATCGGCCGCGTGAACCGGCACGACGATGTCGTCCTCGATGAACCAGACCACATCCCCTGCAGATGTGTCGAGGATCCGGTTACAGGCTGGTGCAAGGAACTCGGCGGTGGCTCGGCGATCAGGACGCCGCTTGGTGGCCTTCATTCCACGGTGGATGCGCTGGATTGAGAACGCCGGGAACACCCCCTTGTGCCGGCCGATCTCGCGCACAGGGAAACCCGTGCTGCTGTCATCGAGGATCAGTAATTCTGCGGTCTTGCCGGCGGCCTGAAGCGACTCCGCGAGCGCCTTGAGCCAAATCCGGGCAAAGCGCTGCCCCATCCGACCGCTCCAGACGCAGCCCACGGTGATCGTGGCCGCGTGGCGCCGCACCAGACCGTTCATCTTCCGACGGCTCATGTCGCGCTCCTTGGCGCTCCAATTACTCTCGTGGATCCGATAATCCAGCCGGGCTCGGGAGCGAACATGCGACCCTCTGCCGCTCATGCGCAGGAACAAATCCCAGTCGAACATCGTGTCCGCCGGGTTGGAGCGCCAGCCGCCGGCGGCCAGGAACGCATCGCGACGGAGCAAACTGCAGGTGTCGGCGTAGTTGCGGGACCAGAGCTTGGCGCGGTCGGCAGCAGGCGGTTGCCACTGGTCATTGGGATAGACTTCCCTGTGGCGATACAAAGCCTCCTCGGTGCCAAAGAACGTCTTGGAGGGGTAGGCGAAGGCGTGGTTCCTTCCCAGGTCCTCGATCATGGTGGCCAGGTAGTCGGGCGGCAAGATGTTGTCACTGTCCACGAACAGCATCAGCGCCCCAGTTGTCATCTCCACCCCAACCATGCGGGCAGCACACATCCCGACTCGGTTGCGCAACGAACGAACCTGCAGGCCATCGAATCTCCGGGCGATGTTGACGCTGTCGTCCTCGCTCGCATCGTCCACATAGACCCATTCATCGGGTCGAACCGTCTGCGCCTGGATGGAGGCCAGACACTCCCCGAGGAACGCTGCGCTGTTGCGCCCAATCACCACGACCGAAAGCGACGGCCGTTCACCGGATTCGACTAAGTAGTTCGTTGCGCAACGAACTAGCGGCTTTGGCGCAAGTTTGGCAACACGCTCAGGCTTTCGAGCTGCAACCGGGGCAATGACGGCAACTGCCTCGTTTTTTTTTGAGTCCTCAGCCCTGGGATCCTCCACGGCATTGAACACCTCGTGAGCTTCCAATACTTGCCCCCAGTCGAAAGATCGGCCCTCTAGGAGGTAGTCGACCAGTCCGCGCATCGCCCGAGCCTGAACCGCGCGAGGATCCGGCCCGCCCAGTTGCATGCGATTGCCGCAGGTGATGGCGCAGGTTGTGCGGAATCGCTCAAAATCAAACTGCTTCAAGCGGTAGTCGAACCCATTGAGGAAGTGCTCAGCCCATGGGACGATCGTCACGCGCCCCCGGGCTTGGCGGGCCAATGCCGTCATACCAAAATCTTCCTCGTCAGGCAACCCACCAAAGCCATTGATCGCCTCAAGCATTCGGTAAATGAAGGGCACCGAAACAATGTAAAACGGCCCCCAGACTCCATGTTCGTGCCAGCTAGCCCCGTAAATGTCTGAGTGGACTGAAGCAGGCAATGAGAACGCTCTCGCCCCATCAACGACCACCGTGTCACAGTCGATCTTGGCGACCCATTGCGCTCCGAACAACCGTGCAGCCTTCTGAAAGGCGAGTAGTTCGCCCATGATGCACTCACGGCCATTGAGGTTGCCGCCGCGCTGAAACCAAGTGCGCTCGTAGTAGTCAGCCGGTGGGGGCTTGGGCAGCGGGTGGCGACCATCATCGAAGACCGCGATCTTGGCTGTAGGATGGCAGGCCCGGATGGAGCGGATGGATTGCAGAAGCGATTCGTAGTCGCCCTTAAAGGAGAAAAAGCAGTAGGCGTGGTGCATGGTGAAAACGTGTTAAGGGGGTGGGACGTAGTTGCCGCCGGAGCGCCGGGTCCCACCGCTGCCGGGAGGCGTTCGGGGACCACTGGAGCCGCTGCGGGGTGGCGGACACCAGTCAGGGAAAGTGCAGGAGTAGGAGTCGTCGCAAGACTCGGTGCTGAGAGGCTTATTGACCGACGCGCTCATGCCAAAAGACTGACCTGGCTCGCCTCTCACGGTGTCAGTAAAGATGCCAATGTTGTCGCCAGGGATCATGGTCCCGCTCTCCAAGATTTTGCCACGAAACGTGACCCGATAGAACCATAACTGTCCGTCATCCGGCGCATTGAGGCTCAAATGTCCTGACCAGGAATTCTCGACGAGCGTTTGACCACCGGATGTCGCGGTATACTCGGTCTTATCATAGCAATCGTCGCTACCACGAGTCATTTCCAGCGAGCAAGTGCAGGTGGGCTCGGGCGGCCTCGGCGGACGAGGCGGGCGTCCACCGCCACCACCTCCCCCACCACCTCCGCCGCCACCTCCACCATTGCCATCATCACCTCCCCCGCCGCCATCGTCACCACTACCACCCCCTCCTCCGCTGCCGCCATCGCCGCCGCCACCTCCTCCATTACCTCCTGATCCGTTGCCTCCATTGCAGTCAGGGCATTCTGGGTCGGGCGGATCGCCATCCGGGATGCACATGCCGTTAACCCGTTTGAAGCCGGGCGGGCAGTTACCCGTGCCATTCCCTCCCGTTCCACCGCTTCCAGAGCATTCGCAGCTCCCACCGCCGAAGTCTCGAGGATCAGCTGGTGGCAGGGCGCAACCAAAGTCACCCTGGCGCGTGTTACCGAACCGAAGGTCGAAACTCACACCAATCTCCACATTGACCGCCTCTTCGCTGAATGGCTGCACCGCCAGTAAGGCCGAATTGCCCGAGCAGGAGCAATCCCCGCTGCCTATGTCGCATTCGGGACCCAGAGTGGTCCAGTCCCAGGCGAGCATGTCCTCCCTGGTAAAGTCTGCGGCCTCGACCACCCGTTCAAAGGATTCCACCTTGCCGCTGGTAATGCGCCAGCTCGCCACAAACCACAGCCCACCCAGATAACTGAACCAGCGCACCGGCTTGGTCGGCTGAGGCGTGCTGGCTGTCACCGCATCAGGCGGCATCTGTTTCCAGGAAGCACGGCGAATTCGGCGTCCATAGAACGCATAAGTTTCAGCCAGCGGAAAGTGCATCAGCGCCGGCCCAGTTGGTCCGCTGGTACTCATGGCTTCAATTCACGAAAGGCAGCCAGGGAGAACGTGCCAGACGTTCTGGCGGCGATCTGCGGCGTGGGGAAACCTGGTCGGCTTTCAATCCAGACCCACTCGATCTCGGCGAGACCGACAAAGTTGGTGCCTTTGGGATGCTCCCAGTTCGACAGGGCGTTTCTCAAAGCCTGGCTCCTCAAATCCAGAAACGTGACGTAGCGAGTGTAGACGCCAGCCCCAATCTTCCTGAACAATCCATCGTTAAGGGGGATGACCGGCTCGTCATCGGTCTCTTTGATGGCAAAGTTGATCAGCGATAGCATCGGAATGTCCAGCAGCTTTCCTTCGTCCTCGAAGCCCACCGCCACCGGCATCAGGTCGCCCGACTTCACTTGGAACATCACATTGTTGTCGGGTGAATACACCGCGCCTGTCTGCAAATTGATATTCACCCGCTTGGCTGTTCCAGACTCCTGCCCCGTGGCGCGCACTCCCATGGGAAAGACAAGCCATGGCGAACCCCCGCTGGCGTTGACCGCACGCAGTCGCACGTCATAGACCCCTTCAGCACTGGGCACACCTGAAATGAGCCCGGTTGAGGTGTTGATGGAAAGACCGGGAGGCAGCCCTGTGGCAGTCCAGCTTGATGCGCCCGAGGATGCCGACGCCAAGGCGGGCTGAAAATACCAGGCTGAGCCAATCGGGATTGAGTGAATGGAAGTGATCTGACTGAGGATTGGAGCAGGCATAGCGATAATCAGCGAATGATGGCGCGGCCTGTTTCACTGCTGCCGGTTTCCTCGGAGACGATTTGCCGATCCAGACCCAGCAAAGCGACCAATCCGCGCGGGTCGCTCACAGTGTCGCGCGTGTCGAATCGCAGCAGTCGGGCGCGGATGGCGAAGTTGGCCGTTGTGGGACAGGACGCACCGCCCTCCTCCCCGCCATAGAGCAAGCGGCTGCATGCCAGAACGTTGCTGGCACTGCGACTGATGCGGCAGCCAAAGGTGTGAGCCACGGCGGTATGAGTGACGAAGAACCGGTGCGCCAGGATGGGCGTTGGGTTCCAGGTGATGTTCTTGAAGTTGGCACCCGTGGTGGCGGGACTGCTTTCCTGGGCGAACTCGCCCCAATCAAGCACAACCTGCCACTGAGCCTCGGTATTGAAGATCGAGTTGGCGAACTCGGCTTGGGAAGCGAGTCGATTGGTCAGGATGGCGCACTCGAAGCCGAACTTCAGCTCAAAGGTTTTCTTCAGGCGCAGTTGCTTGTCGTTGAGCGCCAGGGTGAAGAGTTCGCGATTGAAGTCGGCCGGGTAGAAGCTGGTTTCGGAACCGAAGCGCTGGACCTTATACCAGACCCGCCCATCAAAGGAAGCAAACTCACCGGGCTGCACATCCATGGACCGTCGCCCTTTGCCACCCGGGATGCGGATGGCCGCAGTGGTCTGGTTCTGATAGACCTTGCCCTTGAAGCTGGCGCTGTAATCCACCACTCCAGGCAGCGCCAGGAAAGTGGCCTGATGGATCGCGGGAAGCAGGCCGCCGTCACGAATGTCGAGCGAGGCAAGTAAAGCAGGCGTCAGGTCGGCCAGGGACTCGATTTCCTCAGTCACCGTCTGCCTCGTCGGATACAGATCAAGAAACACAGGCAACGTCCACTGGGCGATGGGGCCTGTTTGATTGGCCGCTTCCGCAGTCAGGCCGCCTTGAGGCACGAGGGACTGCAACTCGCTCACCGCCGCCCCCAGTTGATCGAGGATGAGTTGGAGGTTCTGGATTTGAGCGATCGTGTGGCCATGGACGTTGAAGGCGGCCACCGGAGATCCGCCCAGGACGGCAATGGCAAGTCCACCCACTGCGGGTGCAGATGCCCCGGCTGCAAGAGAGACGGTAATACTGCTGGGCCCCTCGATGGTGATCGAGTAGTCCTCCGGAATGGAGAGCAGCCGACCTCCAGGAGCGTTTTGGCGCAGCGTGACATGGATCGCTTCCGTGTTAAGGTTGTGATCGATCACGAACGCCACAGCCGAACCATTTCCCAGGGTGGTGTGGTAGTAGGGGATGCCCGTCGCAATCTGGTCGGGTGTGAACGGCACATAGTCCTTGGGAAGCGGCGGACGCAACCAGTCGATGTTCTGAGCTGTGGCGAGTTCCTCCCAGATAAGTTCGTTGGCCAAGGTCAGCTCGGTGCGAATCACCGCCACCGGATGCAGGATGTCCTCATCGTGCTCGTCCTCAAAGGTCACCTCCACCTCGAAGGGCAGTTTGAGTTCGCCCGTCTTGGGATCGGCCTCCCGCATCAAGGACCGTAGTTCAGGAGTGTTGAGGCTGAGCGTGAAGGTGACGTCTCCCTCCGGGGCATCGAACACGGTCACATCGAGCAAAGCCTGATTGGTGCCCTCCATGCTGCCCGTGAATTCGATGTGGGCGGTGTTCCCAGTTGGGTTCGTGACCACAAAGGTTCCGTCCTCGTCGGCGAGGGCTTCGATGGCAGCGGTGATTTGCTCCGCACCGTCCTCACGCGAGAGCAGCCCGCTCTTCTTGAACCCGCGGCGAAGCTGATAGGTGCCTCGGAAATCCGGAGGCACGTAGAGCCTTTGAATCTCGTTCCACTCAATGTCGCCATCGGCTCCTCCGTTTTGCAGAGCGGTGATCGTCGGCGCAGGTGGAACGATACGGTCAAAGGCCGTGGTGAAGGCGGCTCCAGCCTGGATGAGCCTCAGCTCATGCACCCACTTGCCGTCGAACAGGATGGGGATGACCCGGGCAAAGCTGATGGGCAGCAGGGAGTTTTCCGCCACGGTCATAGGCACCGCGGAAGGGGCCGAGGCAAAACGGACCAAGTAGCTGCCATCCACCAACTCCACGGTGGCGGCTCCATAGGCTGCGACCAACGCAGGAACCGTATTGAATGCCGATGCCATTTGTGCGGCGGTGGCATTCCAAGGAATGGGCGTGGTCAGGTTGACTCCTTCTTGGGCCGCCGCATTACCCAGTCGGAGCCGATAACTCCCCTGCTCCGGCCTAGTGTCAAGGCGACCAACCGAGGCTCGCAGTCGCCGCACCACACGCGAAACTTCAATGGCTTGACCATCGATCTTCTCAGCGAATCGCAAGCTAAGCGTCAGATGGTCCCCCGCCACCACCCTCGGCCAATTGAAGGCCGAACCGGTAAGTTGCTCGGAAACCGTGCGTGTGGAGAGATTGCAATAGAGAAGAGCCTGCATGAGCCGGATGCTCTGGCGGGCGTGTCAAGAAACCGGCAAGCTAATGCTTGGACACATTCCTCCGTGCGGGGTTAATCATGGCTGGGTAAGCCCACATTCAGAGGTCGTTGCGGTGAAAACACACTCCATTCACCGCACAATATGCGGCAAATGTTGCATTTGCGGCGAAAAGCTGCTTTAATCCCCGCAAACGAAGCGGAGATTATGCCGTACATACACAAACTCGCCGATTGGCCGAAACTCACCTGGGATGATGCAAAACTGTCAGCAGCGTTGGCGGATGTTCGTCATCGACAAGGGCGTTTGCTTGGCAGAATGGAGGGTTTGGGGTTCCGGCTCCGTTCTGAGGCGAAGCTTTCAACTTTAACGGCAGACGTCGTGAAATCCAGTGCGATCGAAGGGGAGAAACTGGATGTGGAGCAAGTGCGTTCGTCCATCGCCCGCCGCCTGGGATTGGAATACGCAGGTGCGGCTGTGGCGAGCCGCGACGTGGAGGGCATCGTTGAGATGATGCTCGATGCCACTCAAAACTACGCGAAACCGCTCACGACTGAAAGACTGTTTGGTTGGCACGCCGCTTTGTTCCCAACAGGAAGAAGTGGAATGCATAAAATCACGGTGGGCGCATGGCGCCCGGCCGAGGCCGGCCCAATGCAAGTGGTCTCGGGACCGATTGGCCGCGAAAAAGTCCACTTTGAAGCGCCTTCGGCCGAAAAACTGGACCAGGAAATGACCGCACTGCTTCATTGGTTTGAGGCTCAGAATGGCGTCGATCCGGTAGTCAAAGCGGCCATCGCCCATTTCTGGTTTGTGACTATCCATCCATTCGAGGATGGCAACGGTCGCATTGGCCGAGCCATTGTGGACCTGGAAATGGCCAGAGCCGACGGCACAGCGGAAAGGTTCTACAGCATGACGTCACAAATCGAGGCAGAGAGGAAGGAATACTACCTCCAACTCGAACGCGGACAGCATAACGGACTAGACGTGACGCTCTGGCTGGAATGGTTCCTCGCCTGTTTGGGACGTGCGATAGCCAATGCGGATCAAACTCTATCGGGTGTTTTGCAAAAGGCCCGTGTTTGGGAAAAAGTGAATCAGCAGCCAGTGAATGACCGGCAACGCAAAATCATCAATAAGCTGATGGATGGTTTTGAGGGGAAAATGACTTCCTCAAAATATGCCAAAATCGTGAAGTGTTCCGAGGACACTGCGCTTCGGGATATTAGCACTCTGGTAGAGCGTGGTGTGTTGATCAAAAACGATGCGGGTGGCCGCAGCACCAGCTACTCGCTAGCGATCGAGTTGCCGAGTGCCGAGCAAGTGAGCTAAAGAGGAATCATCTGATTGAAAACATGCCTTCGTAAGCACCTACGCCCTAAATCGCAGTTGATCCGGACACTGAGTCTTCTTGAACCTTACCTTTACTTTCACCCCAGTGCTACCGGGGTGGTTCGCGTTTCCACCAGCACACTGCAATGATCGCTAACGATATCAGGATACCCTCGAATCCGAACGCTTTTGGATGCGACTATAGGCGGGGTGCCCAGCCGGCTTGGTGTCGACATAAGTTGCTCGGAGACGATGCGGGAGGAGCGGTTTCAATAGGGAGCGCCTGCATACAGCAGATGCTCCGGCATACGGGTCACCGGCGTCCCGATTCGATGTGTCTTGCGAGTCTCGCTCTCAACCTAATCAGTCGTTCTTCGGAAATAATCCCAAGCTCACCAAGGACAGCCGCAGCGGGAATCGTTGCCACAAGTCCCAACCGAATCAGTGAGGGAACCTTTAATCCACTCCCTGAAAAATCATGGTCTGTGACATCAATGATTTCGTCAAATCCAACGCACTCGTGATGAAGAATCGAACTGAGCGCGCACACCAAGCAATCAGAAAAAGGTGGCATCCGGCATAGCACCAGCACGGGACGCGTTTTCAATTGTCCATCAGCCTGCTGAATCCGCGCCAAAACAATCTGACCAGCCTTCATCGCTTAATGTCATCGACGGAATACTCAACTTCATCGGGACTATAAGCCAAGGCGAGGCCACTTGCTGCTAAACGAAGAAAATCTTGACGATCCTTGTCCGAGTCGTCAAGGACGGTAACGATCACACGAGCGTTTGGTTGAAGGACGACATTTTCGTCCAACAAAACATGTGACCCATCAAAGTGGCCTGGGATGCTCAACAGAGGCATGCCCCATTTTCAGCCAGCCAATGTCACAGGTCAACCCCTGCTTGCATCCCGAGCGGGTGGAAAATGAAATCTCATCCATCGGTCCAAAACTCCAGATCAAAAGCCACCACCTCAAAAGGAAACTCCGGTTCCAAGCGCATGGGCGGCTCAATCTCTTCCGCCTCCTTTGCCTCCAGTCGGGCCGCCTTGTCCAATCCATAGGCGTCCTCGCTCATGTGCTCCAGAACCTCCCTTCCAGTGTGTTGCGATTGAGAAACTCAGCGATGGCCGCGTTCTGGTCGTTGATGACCGCCAGGATCCGGTTGCCGACGCTATCCAGCAAGCCCGCCGCCAAACCGGTGTTGAGCACCAGGTTCTCGCGCTTGAGCGCCGGTTCCAACACGCTGCTCGCATGGTTGAGATTCCAGAACAGACGATTGCGCACGTAGGCCGTCCAAGTGCCATCCGGCTGACTTTCGGAGGACATTCCAGGTGGCGAAACCAAATACACCGTGGCCAAATGGCGCGCGTCGAAAGGGTTATCCGTCCAGTCTCCACGCAGTCGATCTTGAGTCGGAGTCGAACCGACCTCCTGCCATCGAGGCATCGCACGGATGTAGGCCCGATCCCTCATGTTGGGAGGCATCTTGTAGATGACGCTGAACTGGGCGTTGGTTCCATCAAACCCAGCCCCCATCTCCCACTGCGTGCTTGTTGCGAAACGATCCTGGTAGAGCACCAACTCTGTGGCACGCAGCAGTCGGGCTTCTGCAAGCGCCTCCAGTTCGCCACCAATTCGTTGCACAACTCCCAGGTCGGTGATCTGCGAACTGAGGTTCGGGGGTTCTCCCACGCCTAGCGATTTGAAGAACTCAGGCACCGCTTCAAAGCTGACCGTCAATGTGCCATCATCACCCGTCGAAGTGGCCCCAGGCTCCGCATCGATTCCAATGGCTCGCCAAGCTGTCAGCGGCAGCCGCGGTTCCTCCGTCAGCCAGCAATCCACTGCGACATCGGCATCGCGCTTCTGGGCAATCAAGCGCTGCCTGGTTGCGTCAGGAGCATCGCGGTAAGGCAGGCTGATCGTTGCATCCAGGCCGTTCACAAAGCCAGGTTCAATGCGCGTCGTCCACTGCTGCCGATCCCCATCCCAAGTCGGAGTCAATTCCCACGGATGCCGCCAAGTCCCGGAACGCATCACCGTGCTGCCCAGGATTTGGTTGCGGGCCAGAAAATCAACAAGCCGATTCCAGGCGGTGGCGGGGATAGCGTTCATGCGGGCCATAACAAGTGACGTGACGGTTTGCCAACCTGCGCTTTGATGAAGCGGTGCTGAAGGTTGAAGTGGGTGATCTGGTGGGCACGTCGGATCGTGGTTCGATCAGGATTCCAGATGAGCATCGCCAGCGCGTGTCTGCCCAATTCACGCGACTCGGGCTCTCTGGAATGAGTGATGATCACGGCCTTTGGGTTTTCGGGGTCAATCGCACCGGTCTTGGCATCCACCTGTACATCAAGGCAGATCCAGGAACGCAGGTCACGATTTGGACCTCCAAGCAATTTGAGCGTTGGCGTCGGCTCCTCGTCGAGCCGTTTCCCCGAGATCGTCGGCACCTGGTTGTTGAGTGTGCCGAGCAACACTGTCGCCTCGGTCGTGCTGGCCATGACCTTGAATGGGTGGTCCCAGGGCGTGCCGTGTTGCTCGGCCACGATGAACGTGCCGTTGGGGGTTCGAGTCAGCCGCACGCCTCGCCCGGCGAACAGGCGAAATTGCTTCGCCCATTCCAGCAGCTTGTTCCAGGCAGGCAGCACTGGATCGCCTTTTCGAACATGGAGATCGCGCAGGTTCATCGGTCGATCAGTCCATAGATGGCTTCTGGCCATAGTTGCCCCGGCTTGCTGAGCATCCATTCCTCGGCGATTTCATAGACGTTGCCGCGCTTGCCCACTTTGGGTGGCATGACGAGCCAGTTGCGGCCGGGAGGCGTCGGAAATCCTTCGGGCAAATTGCTGCGCGTGGTGCCCACCCGATTGAGCAGGTCATTGGGAATGGTCCGCCTCAGGTAAGTGTGGCGAAAGACTGCGTTGAGCACCAAGTAAGTGGTAACGCCGAACATCGGGTTCTTATCCCCAGTCCCCGTTCGTCTGCCGTTCAAGCCGCCACTGCCAGAGGAACCACCGGGAAGCCGTTCGGGAAAAGTGATGCGACCGTCGCTGTTGAGGTTACCGCCATACTGGCGCTTGATTTGGTCAATGGATGGATGGCTTTCGATGGGCTCCTCTCGAAAGCTGGAGTCGAACTCGAAGCTGTCGGCCTGGCCTTCTGCGTCCTCGATGCCCTGAAAGTTGATCGTGACTTGGTAGGAACCATCGTCGAGTTGGCTGATAGCTCGCCCCACCTCAGGAAGACCAAACGGGAAGGCGCCGCCCACCGACAGCGTTTCAGCCAGCGTGGCGCAATTCCACGGGATAGCCAAAGAGATCAGCCCACGCTCATCGCGGCTGCCGGACAGTCCCAGCATTTGGAAAGGGTTGCTCATGCAAACCGGGCCACGGTGTCGAATGGCATTACTGGAGCGGCGACCACTGCCCGCTGGGGAGGCGGCTTTTCCAGGTTACGGTTCATCTCGCCCAACTTGCGATCAATGGCTTCGAGCTTGGCCGTCTGCTTTTTGCTCTCATCCAAGATCAGTTCATTGGCTGACCTGCCCATGATCAGATTGACCGCTGAGGCAAACAGCCCCGGCGCCATGCGCGTCTTGCCGACTTCCGCATTCCCCATGCCATTCACTCCAGGAACAGCAGTCGCCTTCGGTTTCGCCGCTGCCTGCGCTTGGTTGGCTTGCACTCGGTCGCGAACGCGACGGGCCGCCTCCTCTAAACGCCCCTGTTCCTCGGAGGTGTCGAAGATCGTGGCAGCCCGACTGAAGTTATCTTGGAACGCTCCGGCCACGTTCTCAAAGGTTTCAGCGATCCGCTGCTGAACCCTATCAATTAAGGGCGCAAAGGCGTCCGAACCTGTTGCATAGTTGGATTCCGCCTGGCTGCGCGCCTCCTGGGCCACGTCACGGAAAAACTGGTCGGCATCGCCCAGCAACGCCGACACCCCTGGAATGGTTTTGAGGTTCTCTACCGCTTGAGCGATGAACTCCAGCATCGCCGCCCCAAAGCTCCGTGCCAGTCCGAGCAGGACATTACCGAGTCCCTTCCAAAACTCCGCCGTTGTCAGGATGGAGAACAGTAAGATGACGCTCTTCACCTGCTCGACCAGCATCTGCACAGCGGCGAAGAACGATCCCACCAAACTTTTATAGAGCAGGTTCACCGCTTCCTTGAATGCCAGGGTGAGTGAGTCGAGAGCAAGCTTGCCCATTTCCGCCCCGCTGAACTCCTGGAAGATGGCGACCACCGCCTTCATGCCTGCCGACACCGCCGCGCCAACCCTCGCTGCTGCCTCCTTGAGCAGGCCCACCTTTTCAATGGCCGCATCCAGCATGGGTCTCAGGGCGTCATTGATGGGCTGACCAAAGGAGAGCAACACCTCGCCCACATTGTCCTTCAGTGTGGACCATAACCCACCCACGGTGCGGCTCTGCCGGGCCATCATGCCGCCAAACTTGCCACCCTCCGAGGTCAGACTGATAAACGCCTGTTCGAGATTGGCGAAGCTTATGCGTCCATCGCTTGCCATCTGCTTGACCTCGGCATCCGTCACCCCGAGTTGGCGGGCGAACTCCTGGATGACTGGGATACCGCGGCCAGTAAGTTGATTGATGTCTTCCGCGAACAACCGCCCCTGCACGCGCGCCTTACCGTAGATCTCGGTAATCTCGCCAATCGGTGCCTGGATGCCGCTGGAGACGTCCCCGATGCGACGCAGAGTTTCAGTAACAGAATCCGCGCCCTCCCCAAAGGCGATCAGCTTCTTGCCAGCCTCAGCCAATTCAGGGAACTCAAAAGGCGTTTCGGCACCCAGGCGGCGCAATGACTCAATGGTTTCCTTGGCCTTTGTCGAATCGCCCACCAACACGTCGAAGCTCACCTGCAGTTGCTCATCGCTGACCGCCCGTTCAATCGCCCCCGACATCACCTTGCCCAGACCGGCAGCGGCCAGGGCACCTGCGACCATCGCGCCCACCCCGGCCGCCGCCTTACCCACCCCCGCAAAGAGGGTCTGACCCAGGCCATTGCCCTGTTGCTGAGCCTGACCACGAAAGCCCTTCAACGAGTTCTGAGCCTGCTTGAGAGCAGACTGGAACTTGGAGATTTCCAGGGCGAGTTCGGCAGTGATGGAAGCCATGGTGGGTTACTTGAATCCGGCCTTCTTCGCCCCCTTGGCCATGAAGTGGCGAAGCTGCCGATTGATCTTGTTGCGTTGCATATGCAGGGCCTGCTGCAGACGACGACGTAGCTTCGACATTTCCGAGGCAAAGGGCACTGCATTGGTGGCTCGGATGCGAATGTCCTTGTCGGTCACGTTCACTTCCATCTGGCCTGGACCCGAATGGCGCCAGATCCACGCTGGCGGCTTGAGTCCCAGCTTAGCTGCCGCAACGTTCCACCCTGAGGCCAGAAACCCGACCCGCTGCTGTTTGGCCTTGATGTAGGTTTTCAATTTGTCAGCGGGCACAGTGATGCGGGTATCTGAGCGGTGAACCACCCTGCCCCGGATGCGTTTCGACTCAACGAGGGATACGATGTCGTGCTGCTGAGCACGCTCGGGCTTCACCCCGCGCACCACCTTCAGGATGTCCGCTTTGACGTTGGCGGTGCCGCGTTTACGCGCTTTCACAGCCGCCACGTTAGGACCACCAGGCGGAGTGATGGCGATCACTTCTTTGATGAAGCCTTTGGCCTGCTGCTTCATCACCGTGACCGCATCACGCTTGGAGGTGGCCATGAAACGCGCTGCGGCTTCCATGAACGATTGGGTGTTGAGCTTGAACTCTTGGCTCATGCCTCGTCCTCCGCGTCAACGGCAACTGCCAGAGCCTCAAGCCGTTTGAGTTGATCCAGCACTGGCTCGCTGGGTGGCACCGTCCAGGCCAGAGAAGCCCGCAAGGCACAGTGGTAATACTGCAGCGCCCGCGGCAGGGGCAGTTCCCACAGGATGAAGGCCTCAGGCCAGCCAGTTTCGCGCGCCAGGGTGAAGACGATCGATGCCGTCCACCCTGGCTCTAGCAGTTTGGGGGCGCACCCTCCTCATCCCGATCGCCGGGCTTCGGCATGACCTCGACGGCTGCCGCTGCCGCCAGTTTGGAGATACGGGACACTTCCGCCATCAACGCCGGCAGCATGTCGATGGACAGCGAGAAGGCGAACTCATCGAGACGCTCTTGCACCTTGTGGGTGCGCACCGCCTCAAGCACCTCAGCCAGCGGGGCCGATTGGATCCAGGCAAAGGCGATGAGTTGCCGCTGCTTTTCCTCGTCGGGAAGTTCCACCTGCTCATCCAAGAAGAGTGACAGGTTGAGTTGGCGGCAGAGATTGATGGTGCCGAAGGACAGTGAGCGCAGGCGCAGTTCGCCGAGTTGAGCGGGACCTTCAGCAAAGGCAGCTTCGAGTTGGGTAGTTCGGGGATCGGTTTTCATGGAAATCAAAGCATGGCGAGGAGTTCGGCTTTCTTGGCCGGGTCGGCGTCCTGGGGGATCAGGGCAAAGCGTTTGCCCCGGCGGACCAGGAACAGCGGTTTCTGCGTACGCAGCTCGTTGCGCAACGAAGACAGGGCATCGCTGAAGGCTCTCAAGTAGGCAATGGGGTGATCGGGGTTGGCGCGACACCATTCGAGGTCTTCAAAGCACTTGCGAAACTCAGCCAGGTCGAAGGTGGCTTCGGTGAACTGCGGTCGGAAAGTGGCTTTGCTCGCCCCGTCCAGACTCCAAGTGACCGAGCGCTTGGGCTGACCGTCCACTTCCTCCAAAGTGTCGAGCAAGGGTTTGTTGTTGGCGAACTCGAAACCGCAAATCAGGGCAGCGGCCACGAGGTGTGTGAGATCACTTTTGAGCGGGGGCTGATCGTCCCGCAGAAACAGCACTTGTTGTCCTTCTTTCATGAGGTGTTACGAGGCTCCCGGCCAGTGCTGACCGCTGCATTCCCAGGTGTTCCAGTCGTCGTTCTTTTGACCCTCCTTGACCGAGGTGATGATGGTGACACCCCCGGAGATGCCAGCAATGGCCAGATCGCCATCGGTGCCGACTGCGACGCCTGCAGGCAAGTCACCACGGCCCTTGATGCTGAAGTCCCCGGTGGGATCAAACGCTTTGGCGTCTGCAAAACGTCCGTCCTTGTCCAGAAGCGGCTTGGTCTCGACCTTGCGCGATACTTCCACGCTTTCGGCAAGCGTAAGGTCAACGGACTGGATGCCGATGGCGTTAAGGGTAACTGGCATGGATCAGGAAAGGTTGGAGTAGGCGGTGCCGGTGACCTCGAAGTCCGGAAAGTCGTCATTGGACTCGCTCTGCTTGGCGGCCGTGACACGCAGGGTGTCTGCGGTGAAGGCTCCAGCCACGACGGAGGCGAGCGAGGCATCGCCCTTGCCTTTCATGGTGACGGTCTTGGTCACCAGCGGTTTGGGCACGGCCTTCACGGTCACACCGGAGGCATTGCGAATGGTGGCCACCTCGATGCTGGATTCAGAGGAAGACTCCTGGACGTGGCCGCCAGCGGGGGCGGTCAGACCGAAGAGGTTCTCAACTCCAAAAGTGGCAGGCATAACACCAGGAATCGGGTGTCAACTTTGATCCCGATCAGCTCAACCCTAGAGTCATGCTGAGGCTATTGACCCAGCGACCATCCTCAATCTGCTCGCTGCTATCCCCCACGTGCAGACCGGCCAGACCAAATCCGGAATCTGCCAGTGATGAGGCCAGTCCGTTGGCTGCAAATCCAGCAATCGCTGTTCGCACCGCCTCGACGGTGGCGCGATAAAGAGTCTCTGTGGTTTGATAAGCTGGGGCCGAGACGATCCAATGCACCATGGCTCGATGAAGGGGTCCCACCACATGCTGGATTTCTGGCACGCTGACAATCACGGTTGGGCCGTCGTTGGTAATCTGTTCGGCGGAACTGCCAGCTTGGACCGGCGCAGAAACGCCAGTAGCAATCAACCCGTTCACCAGAGCTTGTTCCATCGCACTATTGTTCATGAGCGTGATACTTGAAGGACGATCAGAGGGCTGGTGGGCTTGTTGGTGATGCCGCTGATTTGGTATTTGGTTGCTTGGATCGTGATGAGTTGCCCCAAGGCAGGCAGAGTCGAAAGGTCGTCACGACGGAGCTTTACCACGAAATCAGCCTGCGGCAGGAAGCCGCCAGTTTGCAGGTCCAAGCTCACTGCGGGGTCGGCAACTAGGGCTTGGTAGGTCGCCCCATTCCAGATGATAGGTTGGGCAAGGTCATCAAACACTTCGACCAAGTCGGCGGCGATTCCATCGTAGCGATTCATCAATCTGGTTGGGGTGTCAATGGACAAAGAAATTGACCGCAAACCCGAGAAAGATAGACTTGGGTTTTTATGGGTGGGCTTTATGGAACACAGCTAAATCTCCGAAAGCGATCGATCTCGCTTCCAGCATTTCATAATGAGGCACTTGATTCTCGTATTGTGAAAGTTGGATTTGGGATGCCTTTTGAGACTCTTTTGGGAGTAATCTGCAATTCGTTGGATACCGCCAAAACTGCGGCCCAATTTTTCGTTGAATTGAGCACCATCGACCCGATAGCACTCCAGCAATACCTTCGTCACTTCGCTAATCGTTTGATGACGGAATTAGACCTCAATCAATTCGATTTACCGGTCAAGCCTGAGTTCTTGAATTCGCCCATGGATTTCCCTCGCCCTTCATCGACACTCCTAAATTGCTGCCCAGCCTTCTTTGCCGTAATCGCTGACTGCCCTGAACTGAGTGCTTCGATTGAAGTATTGCCAGAAATCATGAGGAAGATGCGATAGTGCTCAAAAAAGCGACCTCCCCTGCTCGAAAGCAAAGGAGGCCGCCACCCGAACCCGGAGCCCACGCCCCAGGAATTCTTCAGAAGACCAAGGCCAGGGTTAGGCTCTTGGCCGTGTTGTTTCCGCCCGCAGCTTCTACCGCGGCTTTGGCTCGCAGGTAACGCCGCACGTCGGCGGGGAGGCGAACTCGGCGATTGGCGGCAACCGCGCCCGCCCCGCCCGCGCCCGTCACCTCCAAGGCGGCAAGCCCCGAAATGGTGGTGAACGTTGTTCCGTCCGCCGAATCCTCCAGCGTGATGGTGGCCTTCTTGGTGTCCGCTAGTGATGGCAGTGCCGGCAGTTCCATTTCTACCTCGAAGCGGAACTCGTTGGGCGGCACTTGCCCGAGGTCAATCGAGTCGGTGGTGGCATTGGCCCCGGCGGCTGGTAGAGCCAGGGTGCGGATGAGTAGAGCATCTTTCAAAGCGTGCATGATCAAATCAAAGGTGAAGGGTTGGTGGGTTGGAGAAAATCAGGCTTCGTCGTTGGCGATCGAGGCCGTGCGGATGATGGGGATGCCTTCCCATTCGGTGGGCAAGGGGGCGGGAGTGCCGGTGGCATTGGTCGCCGTGCGGCTGTTGCGCAACTGCTCGCGCGAACGGCCATTCATGAAGATGTGGGTGGGCTCGAAGCCGAACTCCGTGAACTTCTCGTAGGCCGAGTAGAGCAGCGAATCGTTGAGAGTCTTCTTGTTGGTGCCCGCCTCTTCCAGGTTCTTGATGCGCACCGCGCAGTTCTTGTTGGCCAAGCGCATCCCAACGCGGCCCTTCATCCAGTTGGTGTAGGCTTTGTAAGGGTTGCCATTGTCGTCATACACGGTTTCCAGGTCCCAGGTATCGTTGAGGCGAATGGTCTGGCCGTTACCAAAGAGGAACTCGACGCACTCACGGCCCAGGCGCAGGAACCAGACCGAAGTTTTGGAGGCCGCACCAGCCGCGTCCACCGTGTGGGCTGCATCGGACTTGCATTGCGCCAGCAGACCTGGGAAGCCCTTGGTGTCGTTGCCGGTCCCGTAGTAGAACTGCGAGCCGATGTATTGCATCGCGGCTTCCATCGCTCCAGAGGCATGGTTCTCCAAGAGGCGGCCCTTGTCCCGGGCACCATTGACGATCTGCTCGTCCACGGCCACCTGGTGGTCGAGGATGTGCGTTTGGAAGGTGCGGGTTTCGTAGGTGGACTTGGAGCGTGGCACGCCTTCGTTGGCATTGCGGAATCGGACGGAAGGCAAACCGCTACGAACGGTGAGTTCCATGGTCGTACCGAGGATGGTGTCGGCGGGGACGACCATCAATTCGGGAGCCAGCTTGACGGCTTCTTCAATGAGCGGGTAGCCGATACCGGCGTCCAGTTTGGCGATGTCGAGAAGAGTTGGGACAGACATGATCAGAGGGGGTTAGAGCGTGAAGGTTGATGGTTTGGTGAAGGGCTCAGGCCTTGGTGAACTGGCGGTTCCAGACCTCGGCAGCCGTGGCGGGCTGGGTGTCTCCGTTGGGAGTGACTTTGGCCGGAACCTGGGTGCCCATTTCAGCGGCGATCTGGGCAGCCTTGGTGGCGGCACGTTTATCGAGGTCCTGCTCGCGGGATTGCAGGTCGCGAACCTGAGTTTCCAATTCGGTCGCTCGTTTGGTGAAGCGCTCCACCTCAGACTGGGCAGCAATGAGTTGGCCGTTGAGCGTGTCGCGCTCGCTATGGGCTTTCTGGAGGGCGGCTTGGTGTTCTTGCTCCCGCTGAGCCAGCGAGGCCTTGAAGGATTCGACTTGGGAAGAAGCCTCGCTCATGAGCCCTTGATGGGCTTTGGCATCGGCTTCCAGGGATTGAATGCGCGCGAGCGCCTCAGTGAGTTGTTCCTCGACGGTTTTCATGGTTGCCCTGGAACCCGTGTCAACTCGGCCACCATGGAGAGAGCGCAGGCGGGCAAGCACCTCGTCGCGATTTTTGACCATGCCGGCCAGATTGAAGCGCTGGGCTTTGCGGGCGCTGAATGTTTGGCCTTCCATCGCCTCGTCGGGAATGCGTCGCCCCCGCGCGAGGACGGCCGCCCTGAAATCTGCAGCGATCTCCTCGATGTCGGACTGGATCAGGTCACGTTGCTCTTCGCTGAGCGCGACACCGGGCGTGCCCATAGCCTTGAACTTGCCAGCAGCAAACACCTCCACTTTGAGCCCCTGGTTGCGAAGCTTCTCGGTGCTATCGACAAACGGCAGGAGGACCCCGATGGACCCGACTCGGGCACTGGGTGTGGCGTAAATGGCATCGGCCTGGGAGGCGATCCAGTAGGCGGCACTGCTCATCTGCCCTGCGCTGAACGCATAGACGGTCTTGCGTTTCGACGCATCAGCCACAGCCTGCCCCAACTCAGGCGTGCCGTTCACGGTGCCGCCAGGCGAATCAATGTCCAAGAGCAGGGCGTCCACGTCCTCCCGTTCGACCGCCTCGCCAATGGCAGCCGACACTTGGTTCATATCCGTGGCGCCAAAAAGCAGGACGGAAAACAAGTCCGGCTGGCGCATCAGCGGGCCGTGGACTCGAACCGACGCAATGCCGTTTTCGACCGAGAGCAGTGGGTTCGACTCCCTTTCCGGGAGGTTCAGCCGGGCATCAAAGAACGCCACGGCTTGAGTAGCCATGGCCTGCATGGCTTCGGTGGTGATGAGCCAAGGTTGACGGGCAAATAGGGAATCGAGAGCGGTCACGCCCTGATTGCAGTGTCAACGGCGTTGTTGCGCACGCAGGAAATGGACATATCCTGCTCGCCGTGAGTATTACCCTAGAAGTTGAAGATTCAGTGCTGGACGCATTGCCACTCGCGGCAGGCGAGCGCGAGCGTCATATGCAAATCGAGCTAGCATCGCGCTACTACGCCAAGGGTTGGCTTACTTTCGGCCGTGCGGCACTCATGGCTGGTCTTGATCAATATGCTTTCGCTTGTGAACTCGCCGAGAGAGGCATACCCCGAGACTATGGTCTGACAGAGGCCCTGGAGGATTTGGCGGATGCTCGTGGTGAGTGACACCTCGCCGATTTCCAATCTCGCGGTGATTGGTCGTCTCGACTTGCTTAAATCGAGATACCGACGCGTCCTCATACCTCCAAAGGTTCGTGAGGAACTCGATCGCCTATCTCATTCTGGCGGAGCCAAAGGAATTGCAGATGCCCTATCGGAGGGATGGCTGGCAATTGAACCCCTGGTGGATCAAACCTCTCTGAGCGGATTGGAAGCGCGCGTTGACCCAGGCGAAGCCGCTGCCATCTGCCTCGCCGAGTCAATCAAAGCAGACAAACTCCTGGTGGATGATCGGAAGGGACGCGAATTGGCTCGTGAACGAGGAATTAAAGTCGCAGGCCTTCTGAGTGAACTGGTGCACGCTAAACTAAAAGGTCGTTTGCCTTCCGTCCGCTCAGAAATGACAAGGTTGCAGACAGAGGCGCGATTTTTCATTCGAGACGACATCAAAGCGTTTATCCTGGCTCAGGCTGGGGAGTAGCCGTCCCGCCGCTGGGCTTCCAAAGCATTTCCACCGGCACGCCGTGTTTGGCGGCGACCTCCAGGATCATCTTCGCATCCCGCGCCCGCCGTTCCAGCTCCTCGCCGAAGTCCGCGCCCAGTTCCTCGTAGTGGTCACTGATCGTCTTGAGGCCCATCTCCACATCTGCCCGGTTCTGCTGCGCTTCCCGTCCCGCATCGACCGTGATGCGCCGTGGCGTGACACAGGAGATTTTCCACCATCCCGGCACCGCTTCCAGTTCTCCTCGATCAATCGCGTCCCCGATCACGTAGAACCACACCGGCTTGATGAACCGCTGGATGAGGATCATCTGCCGATAGGAGAACCGGCGATCTGCCTTGGCCACCACCATGCGCACCCCAGCCCCGCCGATCTTCGACGAATCCGCAGCGAATTCGTATGGAAGGATGCCCAGAGCCGAGTCTCGCCGCAAATGCTCCAAGAACCCGGTAAAGGTCGGGCTCGGACGTTTCGGCTCAAAGGAATCGAGTGACTCGTTCGGTTTGAGCGCCACCAACTTGCCGCCAGTGATGCGTTGCAGGGAGTTTGGATCGCTCTGACCGGGTTCAGCCTGCGCTTCGCCGGTGATGGCAAAGTCGGAGTCGTCATCCAGGTCCCCGGACTCGGTCTTCAGCACGCGGGTCACATCACAGTTGTCCTTCACCGCGTGTTTCTCCAGGGCGATGAGTTCCATCTCGTCGAGGATGTGATTGATGGAGTGCTGAATCGTTGGTGCATTGCGCACCGCTGTTACCTGCTCCGGTTCAAACACATGCAGCACACTCGCGGCAGGGAGTTCACGCTGACCTCCTTGATCCTCAAGCACACGATACGCCAAGGGAGCACCCCAGGCATCCAAGCGAATGCCATTGTGCGAGTCGCCAAATCCGGCAGCGTCTCCGATTCGGTGGGCCTCGATCAATTGCAGGGCGGCGATGCCGATCCTGCTGCGTGTCAGATGGATGAAGTATTCGCCGTCCACATCCATGCCTCGGCAGACCAGCGACTGAACCTCCTCGAAGCTGAACCTCCCGGTGATTTCACAACGGGCTGACCACGCCCGGAAGTAGGCCTCGGCCCGCCGGTTCCACTCGCCGTCTTCCGATTGCGCCTGCGGGCGGATGCCGTCACCCGTCGAGTAGATGGTCATGTTGCTGACCATTTCTCGAACGAAACCCGAATTTTTCGCGAGGTAACGAGAGCGGCGGATCAATTCCCGATGCACATGCGGCGTCAGATCCTGCTTCGCATCACGCGGACTCGCGCCAGGCACAGAACCTCTTCGCGGAGAAGCGTTGGCGGACTCGTAAATCGAAGAGAAAGCCTTGGGGAGTAGCGGACGGGGCAGCCAGGACACCGCCCATTGCAGAAGTGGGCTCATAGCGGGAGGTGTGAAATGGATGAACGGCCAATCGTGCGCCGACGACCGCCGTAGGTTTCGGGATCCAATTTGCGCAGGGCGAAGGCGCACTCGTCGAGCGTCTCCTTCACCGGCATGGTGAACTGCTTGCCGGCACTGGAACCGCTTTCACTCCAAGTCATGAGCGTCTTTCCCTCCAGCAGCATCTGCTTGGCTTTCGTCTGGATTTGGAGGATTTCGGCAACCGTGAAGCCGATAGTGAACAAGCCTTGAGCCATGCCTGGCGGGTGCTGTCAACGCGGGCGCGGCTCTTTGATGTCGCGTTTGATCTCGTCCACCGTCATGCGGATGTAGTTCACATCGGTTTTGACCACGTCGGAGGTGCGTTCCAGGACCTGAATCTTGACGTCGTGAGACTCCAGGCGCTGGCGGTCCTCGTTGCGCAACAACTCCAGGTGACGCAGCGTGCTGGTGTGGACACCCCAGGCGGTGGCGCCGGCTATGACCAGGGACAAAATCTGAACGATGTGCCCAAGGCTGATGGTGGAATCAAAACGCGGTTGGGTCATGGGCCGATCACTTTGAGAATGGCTTCCGGGCTAACGAACCCGAGAGTTTGGAGTGCGCCCCGGCCCTTCACAAAGCCGAGTCGGGTAGTGATCCAGTCCCCTTCCCGGTCTTTTTCCGGTGTGGTCTTGTCGAGCGAGGTATTGGCTTCAATGGTCGCCATGCTCACCCCTCTCACGGTTGTAACCAATCCGGCATGACCGTTTGTGGTGGAATCGTGCTGAGCCAGCCAGATCGCACCATGCGATGGTGTTGCCGACAGCAGGCCCAGCTTGCGGAAGTTTCGGGCGCTGGTGACACAATGCGGCGTCATCGTGTCCTGCCACCGTTTGAGTTGGTTGGCAGACGCGCCAATAGACCGCAAAGCCGCGAGGACCACGCCTTCGCAATAGGCCGCGCAATACGCCCAGCCTTCCTTCCACGGTGACGGGCGCATCAGAGCGCGCAGTTCCTCAGCCAGCGCCTTGTCCGGCCCCGGCGTGGCCGGCAGATCCCAGTCCGCGTTGGGCCGGATTTCGCGCAGGCCGAGGAAGCGGCTAGCTTGCCGGATGGTGGCATTGGCGAGTTGGTCCGCGTTCATGCCTTCCTCCAGTTGATGCGCAGGCGGCCATAAGCGGCGGTGGCCAAGCCAGCGAACTGCATCAGGTCATCCCAGTGAGCCTGCACCCAGGTAACCATGCCGCGCACCTCATCGGTCGGGACATGCCAGCCCAGGACGTTGCCGAGAGCACCAAGGGAGGAGATGAGGATGCCGACATAGGTGAGACGGCCTTGCAGGGATTGGGTCTTGTTCATGGGGATGGGCAGGTTGGTTTCAGGATCAAGCGCCCGCTTGGGCCGGAGCCGACGACGACGCAAAAGGAGGTCTTCAAGGCTGGACGGCATGGGGCGGGAGGTTCGCCCCTGGTTCCCGTGTCAATTGCCGGACCGGTCAGAACCGCAGCGTGAACTTCACGCCCCGAATCGTCCGCTGAAGATCGAATCGAACCGGCTTGGCTCCCTCGAACTCGACGCCATCAGCGGAAAACAACAGGGACATCGATAGACCGGCGGATGGAGCTTGTTCTGAAGGCTCGATATCAGGTGGCAGCGTGACGGGATGCTGAAGTGCCAGATCAATCCCTGTTGGCAGGGCATGGTGGGTAGGGTCTGGGGTCATGCACCGACATCCGCGTCAACTACCTCATCCCCTGCATCGTCTTCACTGACCGACTCACGTCCCACCAGCTTGAGCATCACTGCCGCAGCCACCTGCATCGCCTCGCAATCCCAGTAGTGGTTGGGACGCTTTCCGATTTGTTCCCACAACCACTTGCCGCCCTTGCGGATCCGGTGCTCGCTCTCCATCTGCGAAAGGTAGTCCTCCCCGGCATCTTCCGCGATTTCCCAGGTGGGGCCCCGCTCCGGGTCCTGGTTGCGCCGCAACCGCGCCAGCATGTCTTTGATGTTGAGGTTGGACCAATAGAACACCGAGCAGCTCTGCGACCGGTTCAGCACCACCTTGCGCCGGGGTGAGTAAAATCGATGAATCGATTTTCCCTCCTTGGAGCGATGGACATAGGTGGGGCGACGGTCGCCCATGAGCGCAACCCAGCCGTGTTTGGCGCACTCCCGATAGACGTCATAGGTGGCGTGACCGGCATCGACGAAGACCAGGTTGGGATGGATGGCAAAGCGCTCCTGCAAGGCCAGCACTTCGTCCCAGGTGGGAATGCGTTCGTGCCAGAGCAAGCGTGACGAACCCTCCAGCGACCAACCGCGCACCACGGCAAAGAAGTGGTCCATCTGGCAGTCCACCGTGAGGAAGCGAAGTGGGGCGGCGACCTGTTCCAGATCCAGCGGTGGCACCAGAAACCTACCTTGCCGATTGACCGCTGCTTCCTCGTCCCAGGTTTCGCCCAGACGGTAGCCGCTCGGGGCGATGTCCATCTTGAAGTCCTCCTGGTAGTCACGCCAGGGCATGGCCAGCCGCTTCTGGTAGAACTGGCGCAGCGGTTCCAGATCGCCCCGCTTGGCGACCGCTTTGGCACGCAGGTAGAGCTCAGCAAGGCGGCCCCAGCTCATCGCGCACAGGGCGTTCCAATGGAACCCCACGTTTTCCGGGGAGGCGTTCGGGTTGGTAGGCAGGTAACGGCCCGTCCCATTGAGCACGCGACGGGTTCGGTCGCTATCGTCGAAGGCGTGACCACAGCCTTCGCAGGTGAGGCTGGCCGTTTCCCTCACCCGCGTGAAGTTCCATTCCTCACCATCTCGTGCGTCTTTGCTCCATTCGACGTTGTCCCATTTGAAAGGTTGCCGCACACGGCAATCCGGGCACTCAAAGGTCCACTCGCGTTGATCGGTGGTTTCGAACTTTCGATGGGTATCGTCGCTCTCCTCCCCGCCCTGGGACATGAACAGGCACTTGCCCAGCCAACCGAAGGCGGTGACGCGCGCCTCCGCCTCAGCCATGTGCCCTGTCGGCCAGCGCCAGGTCTCGTCCCCAATAAGCCATCGAATGGAGCGGCGCTGCAGGTTGGTCTTGTTGTGAGCGCCCAGCACCCAAAGCGTCATGCCGTTGGCGAAGTGCTTGGTCGCCGTCTTGAGCTTATGGCGGTCCCGCGGGTAGAGCGCCTTGACTGGGGGACACTCATCGAAGATGTGGCCAAGGCGACTCTCAGCCTGGTCGCGAGCATCGTCATCGGTCTGGTCAAGCCACAGGGTGGGGCCGGGCAGGTTGGCGATTATGTAGCAAAGCCCCACCTCACCAATGGTGGTCTTGGAGGACTGAATCGAAGCCAAGATCGAGACGATGCGAACCTTTGGATCAACCAGCGCTTCAAGCGGTTCCTTGAGCCAGGGTGAGTTGTCGGCACGGAACCGACCTGGCACGGGCGAGTAAGGGATAGCGTGAACATGCTCCTCCGCCCAGGCCCAGGGCGGGCGCCGGTCCGGAGGGCGCCAGGCTTCCAGCCAGATCGCTTCAAGTTGACTCACGCCACGGCGGACGAGTCAACCACAGCCCTGTCGTTGGCGTTAGCCCATCGAAAGCAGCTTCATCAAGGCCACCACCGCATACCCACGCGGCGTGGCCCGCTCCTGCTCCCAATTCTCCAGTGTCCGCTTGCTGATCCCCAGGAAGTCCGCCGCATCCCGCTGGCTGAATCCCTGCACCCCGCGCCACGCCTTGAGCGCACGGGCGAATTTACGGGGCGTCACCCCCTTGGGAAGTTTCATGGCAGCCATACGCAAGTCACGCATAGCCCCCTGTCATCGTCAACCGCTCACGCGGCATACCGCGCCAGCGCATCACTTGCTAAAATGGCGGTAAACTGCAAAGTCTTGGGCTTCTCAGGATAATACAGAAGGAAGTTCGGACAGAGTTTCATCGTCTGCTCTTTGCCGCCAAGCGTGCCGACATAAATCTGCCAGCCAGTATCGGTTATTCCTTGATGCTCGAAGGATGACCAACCTTCTCTAGATTGGCCCGAACTCAACAGCGCCACGGCATCTGTTCCCAACTCGCGCATGAAGTATCTCACTACCTCATCAGCTCCCTCGCAGAGCTCCTCAGCCTCAAGGCCAACCAGGGGATCGTCATAGACAATGCAGCCATATTCTTCATACGGAAACAGGACAAAATCGACGGTATCTGATGGCCGGTGAATCGCAGGTATTTTCATCTTCAAGTGTTGCCACAACTCAGGCATTTATCACCCGCTTTTTGCCTCTGTTTTGACACCCTGTCGAGGGTGTGAGCATCCCCATCTATTGCGCCCACACCCGGCTGGCCGATCCCAACTCGCTCCAGCCGAACCCGGCCAACCCCAACCGTCACAGCGCCCACCAAATCCAACTGCTGGCGTCCATCATTCAGGAGCAAGGCTGGCGCAATCCCATCACGCTTTCCAAACGCAGCGGCCAGATCGTGCGAGGTCATGGCCGATTGGAAGCCGCTCTCTTGATTGGCTGTGAGGCGGTGCCTGTGGATGAGCAGGACTACGCCACCGAGGCGGAAGAACTCGCCGACCTGCTCGCCGACAACCGACTCGCGGAACTTGCCGAACTCGATGAAGGCGAATTGAAGCGTCTGCTCAAATCGATCCAAGAGAGCGACCCTACCTTTGACCTCGAACTGACCGGCTTCATGGACGACGAGATCCGCAAGCTGTTCGACGAAGACGAGGCTGCCGACGACCTCGAAGTCATTCCCAAGATGGAGTGCCAGGCCTTCGAGCACCACGATTACCTCGTCTTCATGTTCCATGACCTGCGCGACTGGATGCAGGTGCTCCAGTTCATGGGCGTGCGCGAAGTCGATTACTCCATCACACGAACCACCAAAAAACTCGGCATCGGCCGCGTCCTCCATGGAAAACGCCTCATCGAACTCTGCAAACGGGCCGCTCTGGCCGGAACTCCAGCCTCTGAGCCTGCGCCTGATCATCCTGAGCCGCAGCCGAGCCCGAACGATGACCAGCCACCGGCTGTTCCCGAGCGCCACGCTCCTCGTTCCGGAAAGCGAGCTTGAGCAGTATGCCGCCATCCCGCTGCAAAAGGCCACTGTGCCCGATTCAGTTATGGGCATCTCCTCGTTGCGCAACTGGGTGCTGAAGCATTTTACGGAAGACGCCATTATCATGCTCGATGACGACATCAGCGCCTGTGTCTGCATGGTGTCCCTTCGCTGCCGCAAGCTCTCGGTCGAAGAAACTCTCGTCATGCTGACTAACTCAGCCTTCAACGCACGGGGAGCTGCTGCCCGGCTGTTCGGCTGGCACCAACGCAGCGATCCACGCCTGCTTCAGCGCAACGATCCTTTTGGCATCAATCACTGGGTGGGTGGCGCTGTGGGGGTAGTGCGCGATGCCCAGGGTGGTGTGCCCGTTTGGGACGAGTTGCTCAAGTGCAAGTGCGACATCGACGCCACGCTCCAGGAACTCATGGACAACCGCCTGGTCTGGAATGAGGCGCGATTCTGCTTCGTGCAGGAGCGTGATAAGAACCTCGGCGGCAATTCCCTGTTCCGCAGCGCCGACCGCATCGCCACCGAGAAGCGGCATCTCAAACGCAAGTGGAAGGCCCACATCACTTTTGAGAACTACAAGAGCCAGGACAAGGTCGCCATGCACGTGCCCCGCCGGCAGTCCGTGGCCCTGTCGTAACGCACCCTCTGGCACCCCCAAAACCTCGCGACTCCCCTTCTCTCTCAAGCCATCATTTGGCGATGCAAACGGATGGACCTCAAGCCCCACGGTGACGAGGCAACCTTCCATGGACCTGCCAGATCTTTTCCCCGCCAACCCCATGCAACTGCGCACCATTCGCGGCTATAACTTTTCCGAAGTCTCCTCTGCCATGCAGAAGGCCATCCGCCGCGGCGAGGCCAAACTCGCTGGCTACTGGGCGCTTGAACTCTGGTCCAGCGGGTTCGGCAAATACGTGTGGAAGCGGCTACTGACCATCAGCGCGGAAGATTGCTGGGGCATCCTCACTCAGGAGGTCAAAGCCCTGCACGACAGCTATCTGGTCATCAATGAGGGCATCCCGCCGAAACAGGCCAAGGGCCGCATCTTCATCAGCAAGGCAGTCATCCTGCTGTGCCTGTCGAAGAAGAGCCGTGACCCCGACCACCTTCAGAACATGGTCTATGATCAGACAGCCGATTTGGACCCGGAAACCT